ATGGTTTTGATCACTGCAGAAGAGATGGGCACCGCGCTTGAGACTGAGCGCGATGCCATTGCGCAGGAGTTGCGGACTATCCGCGAGATGGTGGCGGTGCTGCGCAGCAAGGTGGAGGCCGGAGAAACGGGGACTGCAACCGAGGCAGCCAAAGCGCTGTCCGAATTGCGGGCCTGGCTGAAACACGCTAAGGAAACGGAGGTTCAGATTGAAAGACATCGCCGAGAACATGCCGCAATTGACGGGGCTTACGGGCTTGACCTCGATGCGGCGCGGGTTGCGGTCGGGTGCCGACTTGATCGCCTCCGCCAGTGTTGCCGAGAGGGACGCGTTCCTGAGCAGTCTTGAAGAGGTGGACGGGGCGCTTTTGGCGTTGCCCTACCTGTTTGAGTTCTGGGCGCATCCGCACCAGTTACCCCCAGAGGGAAACTGGCGGTCGTGGGTGATCCTTGGTGGGCGCGGCGCGGGGAAAACCCGCGCCGGTGCCGAATGGGTGCGGTCCATGGTTGAAGGATCGCGACCCTTGGACAAGGGGGCAGCCCGGCGCGTGGCGCTTGTGGGTGAGACCTTGGATCAGGTGCGCGAGGTGATGATCTTTGGCGACAGCGGGATCATGGCCTGTTCGCCACCTGATCGACGACCCGAGTGGCTTGCGACACGGCGGATATTGCGATGGCCCAACGGGGCCGAGGCGGTTGCCTGTTCAGCGCATGACCCGGAGAGTTTGCGCGGGCCTCAGTTCGATGGCGCGTGGGTGGATGAATTGGCCAAGTGGAAGCGCGCGCAGGAGGCCTGGGACATGTTGCAGTTCACCCTGCGGCTGGGGGCGCATCCACGGGTGTGCGTGACAACCACGCCAAGAAATGTGGGCGTTCTGAAGTCTTTGCTGGATGCGCCATCCACTGTTGCGACGCGCGCACCGACCGAGGCGAACCGGGCTTATCTGGCGTCGTCGTTCCTTGACGAAGTGCGGGCGCGCTATGCGGGCACCAGATTGGGGCGGCAGGAGTTGGATGGAGATCTGCTTGATCAGGCTGAGGGGGCTTTGTGGACGATGGAGGCGTTGGAGAATACGCGGTGCACTGAGGTGCCCGGGTTTGACCGGATCGTTGTCGCGGTCGATCCGACAGCGTCGAGCGGTAAGGGGTCGGATGCCTGTGGGATCGTGGTGGCGGGGGTGAACACAGACGGGCCGCCGCAGGACTGGCGTGCGGTGGTGTTGGAAGATTGCACGGTTCAGGGGGTGTCGCCCTTGATCTGGGCACGGCGGGCGATCACGGCGATGGAGCGCTGGGGCGCACATGCGTTGGTGGCCGAGGTCAATCAGGGAGGTGACATGGTGGAGGCCGTGTTGCGGCAGGTCGATCCGATGGTTCCGGTTGTGCGGGTCCACGCGTCACGGTCCAAGGCGGCGCGTGCCGAGCCTGTGGCGGCTTTATACGAGCAGGGACGTGTGGCGCACTATGGGGCGTTTGACGCGCTGGAGGATGAGATGTGCCAGATGACGCGGCTTGGCTACCAGGGGACGGGGTCTCCGGATCGGCTGGATGCGTTGGTTTGGGCTTTAACTGATCTTGTGATCGCGCGGGCGGCGGAATGGCGTGTGCCGCGGGTTCGGACGTTGCGCCGCTGAGCGTACGCTATGGTTTCCAGCCGTTAACCTTTGCTGGGTAGGTTGGTTTCATCAAGACGGCGCAGGACGGGACGCGCCACAGCATTTGACGGAACGGTGATTTGGGAGCGGGGCCCTGCGATGCGGCGGGCTGCGGACGGGGGAGCCGTATCTGGGGACGCCAGAGACCTGTGGGCGTGGGTCTTTGGCACATGGCCGGTCGGAGGGGTTCGAGAGACCTTTCCGACCGTGCCGGAAACGAAACGGGATTTGCGAGGAGCGCAGCAGCATGGTGTGGGACATCTTTCGGCATGGCCGCAAGCAAGAGGCCGGGATTGAGGGCAAGGCCAGTGCCACAGGGCCGGTTGTGGCCTGGCAGAACATGGGCCGCGTGGCATGGTCGGCGCGGGACACGGCATCGCTGACGCGAACCGGGTTTACGGGGAATCCGGTCGGGTTTAGGGCGGTCAAGCTGATCGCAGAGGCGGGCGCTGCGGTGCCGTTGGTGCTTCAGGATCAGGCGCAGCGCTACGAGGTGCATCCGCTTTTGGATGTATTGCGCAGGCCGAACCCGGCGCAGGGGCAGGCAGAGTTGTTCGAAGCGTTCTATGGGCAGTTGTTGTTGTCTGGCGACGGGTATTTCGAAGCGGTTGGCGCAAGTGGTGTGCCTGGTGAGTTGCATGTCTTGCGGTCGGACCGGATGAAATTGGTGCCGGGGCTAGATGGTTGGCCTGTTGCCTATGAATACGGTGTTGGTGGCAAGGCGCATCGGTTCGACATGGGGGACGGTGCCGCGCCGATCTGTCATGTGAAGGCGTTTCATCCGCAGGACGACCATTACGGGCTCAGCCCTATGGTGGCGGCGGCACAGGCGTTGGATGTGCACAATGCGGCGTCGCGCTGGTCCAAGGGATTGTTGGACAATGCAGCACGGCCTTCAGGAGCGATTGTCTATCATGGCACGGATGGTGTGTCGGGGATGGGAACAGATCAGTACGATCGCTTGGTCGAAGAGATCGAGAGCCATCACATGGGCGCGCGCAATGCGGGGCGGCCGATGCTTTTGGAAGGCGGGTTGGACTGGAAGCCGATGGGCTTTTCGCCATCGGACATGGAGTTTCAAAAGACCAAGGAAGCGGCAGCTCGGGAGATTGCTGTGGCGTTCGGGGTGCCTCCGATGTTGTTGGGGATTCCCGGAGAGGCGACGTTTGCCAACTATGCCGAGGCGCATCGGGCGTTTTATCGCCTGACGGTTTTGCCATTGGTGTCGCGGGTGACGGCGGCATTGTCGGCCTGGCTGTCGCAGCATGCAGGGCAGGACTTGGTGCTGAAGCCCGATCTGGATCAGGTGCCCGCGCTGGCGGCAGAGCGCGATGCGCAATGGACGCGGGTGGCGCGGGCGGAGTTCCTGACGGCGGCGGAAAAGCGCGCGTTGCTTGGCTTACCGGTGCTTGCCGATGAGTGAGCCTCGACCAGGGTATGAGCCGTTTGACTGTGCGCCTGCGTTGAAGCTGGAAGGCCATGAGCGGGTCACGCAATTGCGGTTCGAGGGCATTTCGGGGCGGCTAGACCGGATCGAAGGGTTGATCGAGCGGTTGGAGCGGCGGGTGTGGCTGGCGGTTTATGGCGTTGCGGCGGCGGTGCTCGCGGATGTGTTTCTGAATTTTGTTCAGGTGGCGCCATGAAGGAGTTTGGGATGGATTTGGAACGGAAGTTTTGTCGGTTTGATGCAGATGTGACGGTTACGGATGGCACTGTGATCGAAGGCTATGCGTCACGATTTGAGCAGTGTGATCAAGGAAATGATATCGTTGCAACAGGGGCTTATGGGGCGTCTTTGAAGCGTTTGGCCAAGAGCGGTTGCGCGGTCAAAATGCTGTGGCAGCACGATCCGGCACAGCCCATCGGCATTTGGGATGAGGTGCGCGAAGACGGCACTGGACTTTATGTGAAAGGTCGATTGCTAGAGACCGTCGCACGCGGTCGGGAAGCGGCGGCGCTGGTGGCGGCGGGGGCGATTGACGGGTTGTCGATCGGCTATCGCACCAAAGCGGCGACGAAGGACAAGCAGGGCCGCAGGGTTCTGACGGAACTGGAGCTGTGGGAGGTGTCGCTGGTGACCTTCCCGATGCTGCCCAGTGCGCGGGTGGCCGCCAAGGGGGAAACCCCTGTGGAGGCGGATCTGCGGGAGATGGCACGCCTGATCGAAGAGGCGCGCCGGGACTTGGTGGACGGCTAGGGCCACCCTTCAGAGATGGGAAAATCGGGATGAGTGAGACCGGGACAACGTCGCGGAGCGGGGAAGATCTGTCTCCGTTCACCCAAGTGGGTGCCGCGTTGGCAGGGCTGGTTGGCGATATGCGCCGACAGCGCGACGACTTCGACAAAAAGCTACAGGAACAGGAAGAACGAATGACCAAGATCGACAAGAAGACAGCATTTACGGCGCGCCCGGCGCTGGCGGGCGGCGTGCGCAGCGATGATCTGCATTATCAGGCCTTTGATGCCTATTTGCGGACTGGCGATGATGACGCGCTGCGCGGGTTGGAAATGGACGTGAAATCCATGTCCACCAATGTGAACGGCGATGGTGGGTTTCTGATCGACCCGGTGACGTCGGAGACCATTCAAGGCGTTTTGCAGGGCAGCGCTTCGCTGCGAGCGGTGGCGTCGGTCGTGAATGTGGAGGCGTCAAGTTATGACGTGCTGATCGACCGTGGTGATACGGGTGCGGGTTGGGCGGATGAGATCAGCGCACGGTCGGAGACCGGGACGCCCACCATCGACCGTATCTCGATCAAACTTTATGAGCTGAGTGCGATGCCCAAGGCCAGCCAACGTTTGCTGGACGACACGGCGTTCGACATCGAAACTTGGCTTGGGGGCAAGATTGCCGACACGTTCAGCCGCGCGGAAGCCGGCGCATTCATTACGGGTGATGGCAGCGATAAGCCGCGTGGGATTCTGAACCACGGGGCGGTGGACAATGACGTGTGGGTCTGGGGTAACCTTGGCTATGTGCCGACTGGAGTGGATGCATCCATCGGCAATGGTGATGCGCTGATCGAGCTGGTCTATGCGCTGGGAGCGGAATACCGCGCCAATGCGACCTTCGTGATGAACTCCAAGACGGCGGGCACGTTGCGCAAGCTGAAGGATGCGGATGGCCGCCATCTGTGGTCGGACGGGTTCACCAGTGGAGAGCCTGCGCGTCTGCTGGGCTATCCGGTGCTGATTGCCGAGGACATGCCGGACATTGCGTCGAACGCGGATGCGATTGCGTTCGGTGACTTCCGCGCGGGTTACACGATTGCCGAACGTCCCGATCTGCGGGTGCTGCGTGATCCGTTCAGCGCCAAGCCGCATGTTCTATTCTACGCGACCAAGCGTGTGGGCGGTGATGTGAGCGATTTCGCTGCAATCAAGCTGCTGCGCTTCGCCACTGCCTAAGCGGTGATGCGGACATGGGGAGGGCGGTGCGGGCTGTTCTCCTCATGGGGCGCGCGCCGGTGTGCCGGCGTTGTCTAGCCGCTCCCTCCGTCCGAGCAGCGGCGGCGGCGCGCGTCCGACAACTTACCGGCCTCTGAACGAGGGACAGGTTTGCGGAGAACACGAGATGTATTTGATTGAAGAGAGCCAGATACCGGATGCCGCTTTGCCGGTGGCGCGGTTGCGTGACCATCTGCGGATGGGCAGCGGTTTCGTTGAGGACGGGCTTCAGGACGAGCTGTTGGGCGGGTTTCTGCGGGCGGCGATGGCGGCGGTCGAGGCGCGAACGGGCAAAGCGCTTTTGGTGCGCGATTTTCTGTGCAGCCTTCATCGTTGGCGGGATGTGACAGGCCAAGTTTTGCTGATTGCCCCTGTGCGAGCAGTGACGCAGATCGCTTTGGTCGATGCGTTTGGCGCTGGGACTGTGGTGGATGCGGCGCGCTATGCGCTCGTGGCGGATGGCGATGCGCCGAAGGTGGTGCCGATGGGGCAGTGTCTGCCCGCTATCCCAGAGCATGGGAGCGCGGAGTTGCGGTTTCAGGCAGGGATGGCTGAGGCGTTTGGCGATCTGCCTGCCGATCTGGCGCAGGCAGTGATGCTGCTGGCGGGACATTATTACGAATATCGGGACGAGACTTCACTGGGACAGGGCTGCATGCCGTTCGGCGTGACCAGCCTGATTGCGCGCTATCGTCCGGTGCGGCTGGGGTTTGGCGCATGAGCGGGCCGAGGTTGACATCGAAACTGGTGTTGGAGCGGCTGGAGGCGGTGCCTGACGGTGCTGGCGGGATGCATGAAAGCTGGATCGCGCTGGGGGTGCTGTGGGGTGAGGTAAAGCCACGGTCCGGGCGCGAAACGATTGGTGAAACCGGGCAGGTGTCGGTGACCGGGTTTCGGATCACGGTGCGCGGTTCGGCGCAAGGCCATTCGGCGCGGCCTTTGCCCGAGCAGCGGTTCCGCGATGGTGCGCGGGTGTTTCGGATCAATTCGGTGACCGAAGCCGATCCCGGTGGGCGGTTCCTGCTGTGCCTCAGCGACGAGGAGGTTGCGACATGAGCTATGCGGTGGCGGCGGCGTTGCAGGGGGCTGTGTACCAGTGCTTGCAGAACGATCCGGGGCTTTCGGTCTTGGTCGGTGACCGGGTGTATGATGCGGTGCCGAAGGGACGGTTGCCGGACCTGTATGTGGCGTTGGGTCCAGAGCGGGCGGTTGATGCCAGCGACAAGACCGGGCGCGGGGCGTGGCATGAATTCGTGGTGTCTGTGATCTCGGACGATGCGGGGTTCCAGACGGCCAAAGAGGTGTCGGCGGCGGTGTGTGATGCGCTGATTGACGTCGGCTTGGCGTTGGAACGGGGCCGGTTGGTGGCGCTGAACTTCAAGCGGGCGGTGGCGCAGCGCGAGAAGGCGGGACGGCGTAGGATCGACCTGACCTTCCGCGCTCGGGTCGAGGATGACGCCTGAGGGCGTTTCGGATTTCAGAGACAGTTTCCAGACAGGGAGTGTGGGCGATGGGTGCTCAGAACGGGAAAGACCTTTTGATCAAGGTCGATGTGGATGGCAGCGGCACGTTTGAGACTTTGGCGGGGCTGCGCGCCACGCGGATCAGTTTCAACGCGGAAGCGGTGGATGTGACCTCGCTTGAGAGTGATGGCGGGTGGCGCGAGTTGCTGGCGGGCGCCGGGGTGCGAAGTGTCGCGATCTCGGGCGCGGGGGTTTTCAAGGATGCGAGCACCGACGAGCGGGCGCGGCAGATCTTCTTCGACAGCCAGACGCCTGCGTTTCAGGTGATCATCCCGGATTTCGGCGTGGTGCAGGCACCGTTTCAAGTGACGGGGCTGGAATATGCCGGGTCGCATAATGGCGAGGCGACGTATGAGCTTTCGCTGGCCTCGGCCGGTTTTGTGGCTTTCACGGCGGCGGCGTGACGATGGCCAACCCCTGGCGCGGAGAGGTGACGCTGGTGATCGATGGGACGCCGCATGTGTTGCGGCTGACGCTGGGTGCGCTGGCAGAGCTGGAGGCGGGTCTGAAGGCGGACACGCTGGTTGATCTGGTGGCGCGGTTCGAGGGTGGCGGCTGTTCGAGCCGGGATGTGCTGGCGCTGATCGTGGCCGGTTTGCGCGGCGGGGGCTGGCGCGGGACGGCGGCGGATTTGCTGACGGCGGAGATTGAGGGCGGGCCACTGGCGGCGGCGCGGGGGGCGGCGGAGTTGTTGGCGCGGGCGTTTACTCCGGTGGCTGAGGCATGA